AAAATTTGATGCGTCTGTCACTGTTGCACCCGATGAGTGTGTCGCCGCTGTTGTGCCAGATGCTCCTCTTGTTAAACCGGATAGTGTTCCGCTATTGTCATTACCTGTGTAAGTTATTAATTCACTATTTATTAAAACAGTTCCTGATGATGGAAATGAAGAAGAGCTGGCCATTGTTAAACTTGTAACACTAGCGTTTATTGATGACGATAGTGTAGATGTAAATTGACCCGCTTGTTGTCCACCCCATGATCCTAATCCCCAACCTGTAGATGCCACCTCCGCTGCAGGTCCAACAGGATAATAATGTTGCACCCTTATGCCACCAGATGTGGACGCACCAGATCCAGATTCATTCTCTTCCATTTCTATTGTAAGAGTGGTGTCTGTTGGTATGGATGTCACCATGAATTTTTTATCTGTAAAATCACCGGATGCAAAATCAGAACCCGTTATAGATGTAAAAGTATCTAATAATATAATATCAAATTTATTTATGTTGTGTGCAGATGAGAATGTAAGTGTGACGACCTTAGAACCATTAGTTGTGCTGAAAGCGTTTGATAAAGATGTTGTCGCTTTAATTGGGTGTATGTCATAAAATATACCACCAGAGTATGCATATAAAATTCTGTTTGTTCCTAGGATAGCATACTTGATACCTGATGTATTTACAAAGTGATGAATGGCTGTGGCCCTGCCTGTGATCTGAACAGAACCTAATTGTGACCAACCACCTATTTTTTCAGGCGTGCCATATCTAAATCTAACGTTATCACCATTAACCCATTGACTCTCACCGCCTGTAGATGTCACTTGTTTATTAAATCCTGGTGCAAACTTTACTTTTTGTAACATACAAAATCCTTAATAATTAGGCGAGAGATGGTGTGGTGGAGATCTCCCGCCAAATTATTGTATACAATATTATTTAGGTAATTTAAAGCCTTTATACCATGCAGGCAACCCTAAAAATGGTCTTTTATCGTATTCGTTCTCTTTGGCTGTTTTTGAATTTGCTTTGTTATAATGTAAAAATACTTGTCCACAATCTTTACCTTGAAACTCTTCTCGCCAATGTTCAAGATCACATCCTGAGTATATTAACATGTCACCTGGTTTTAGATTCACTTTGATTCCCGCCTGACCCTTGTTTCCTGTCGGATCTAAATATATTGGCCAGTCATCACCACCAAGATTCAATGTGGTGGATATCTCACAAGAATATCTATCTTTGTGTCTAGCTAACACGTCTCCTTTTTTATATATCCTGGCGTAAGAGTATGTCTCTGATAATTTTAATCCTGTATGTTTTTCCATTACAGGTTTTACTTTTTGTAACAAAGTCTCCATAACCATATCTCCATAGTGAGAATATGTATTTGGCACTTGTTCATCGTTCCACACACCATAGTATTCTGTAAAAGGTGATATATATCTTTGATCAAATAAAAATCTAGCAACTTTTCTTTTGTTTAAAAAATATGCAAAACAAAAATCTGCCATCTCTTTTGATATGGCATTTTTTAAAACACTGTATTTATTTTTTTGGAACGCCGATTTTTTTAATAACATTTTTTCCTTTCAGTTGCATTTTAGATTTTATAAAATTATCTATAAAATTTGGTTTATTTCTTAACGTATTACTTTCTAACATGGTTTTTATTACTGCTTTTTTCATATCTTTATTTTGCATAGGCTAACACACTATTAGGTATTGCCTGACAATTCCAGTGAATAAATCTAAATGGTTCATATCCCATGTCTACAATATATTGATGTGGCATATACGATGGAAAGAACATGGTTCTTCCTGGTTGAACTTTATAATTAATTTGTGAAGATGCATAAGATACTTTTGATTTATCTTTTTCTGGTAAAAGATTCATGACATTACCTGGTCTTGGATCTTCAAATAAAGGCATAGATGTTGCTTCACTTGCTTTTAAAAAATAAAAACCAGATATGTGACCATTCCAATGTGTATGTAAAGTGTGATGTCCTCCACCTTTTTTAGCAAACTCTTGCACCCACATTTCTGTAATAAACACTGTATAATTTGTTAAATCAAACCCCATTTCGATTAATAAATTGCGTGCAGTGGCTCCTACGTAGTCTTGTAACTTTTTAAATTTAAGATCACCTAGTAATGATGTTGAATGAAATACATGCCCCATGTCTCCTTTGTTACCAAACTTTTTATTTCTTTTATCTATAGATTCTTTTAAATTTTTCTTTGATACTTCAATGTAAGGGTCTGATGCATTATTTAATTCATTAACAAACCCTGGTTCATCACCATACCATATAGGGCAAGGAAATAAATCCTCTCTTGACAGTTGTTTTGGAAATATTAATTCTTCTTTAATTTTTTTTATTTTTTTCTTTTTCATTTAAATGGCCATCCTAAATTCCATATTACCAAACTTTTTCTCTCCCCTTTTTTAACTGGACAGACCCTGTGCCATACAAAGGAGGGGAAAACAACTAAAGATCCTTTAGGTAATATCTCTTTACATTTTATTGTTTTTTTTGGTTTGTCTGGATCTAAATTTCTAAAATCAAATTCTAACTCACCACCTGAGTAATCTTTTGGATCTGATAGTGTTACTGTCACAGATAATTTTCTAATTTTTCCATGATCTGATGCGTTTGGGTTATCTCTCCAGTAAGGTCTATCCCAACTATCACAGTGCCAATCATAATACTGACCTTTTCTATATTTTGTAAATTGACAAGACTCAGAAAAATCCCATTCAAAATTCCAACCTGCGTTTTGATTTGCTTGGTGAACATAAGGCTGTATTTCTTTATAAATCCATCTGTCATTCATCCAAACAATATTAGAATCTCTTTTTGTTTTTAAATCTTTTATTTCTTTTTGATTTAATTTTCTATCACCATAACCACCGGTGACTGCCATTTGATCTTGTAACTGTTGTCCATATTTAGAAATGTCATCACAGATACGTGAAGGAACTGCTGATTGAAAGTACCAATAATAATTTGTTAAATTCATATTCTTTCTTTTACCACCATAAAAATAATATATCTGTTTTTATGAAACTGTCAACGTGCCAGAAACTGTAAATGTTGCTATTTTATCTCCGGTAGGTGAATGTGTTGATGTTGCATTTGTACAAGGAGAAACACTAAAAGTAACTGCACTTGGTCCTCTAACAACTACGATTCCTGATCCACCTGCGCCTCCAGCAACAGTTCCTGGAGAAGGCCCTCCATAAGCACCTCCACCTCCACCGCCAGTATTCGCTGTACCATTTCCACCAGCAGCACATTGTGCTGAACCAGCACCTCCACCACCTGGCCCTGCTGAGCCGCCAGTTCCTGGATTATTATCTCCTCCACCGCCACCACCACCAGCACGAGTTACTGAACTACCAGTTATTGTTGAAGCCACACCATTACCACCAGCTCCAGCTTCTCCAGGTGAAGTTCCATTTCCTCCAGCAGTGCTAGCTCCACCGCCACCACCTGTTGCGTAAGGTGAGCCAGGATAACCATCTCCTCCATCACGACCTTGATTAGCTGTACCAGAACCTCCATTAGATTGAGTACCACAATAACCACCACCGCCACCAGAACCTCCTGGTCTACCATCTCTAGCACCACCAATGTTACCACCAGCACCACCTCCACCTGTTGAGGTAATTGTTGAGAATACTGAATCATTACCATCATTACCTTGAACACCAAACCATGTGTTTTTAGAAGCACCTCCAGCACCTACTGTAATTGGAAAAGATCCTGGTTTAACTTCTAAGGAAGACTCGGAGCTTCCACCTCCACCAGATGTTTCACAATTAAAAGATGCTCTGTAACCTCCAGCACCACCTCCACCAGATCTTCCGGCTGTACCACCACCTCCAGCTATAACTAAATAAGTTAATTCATGAAAAAACTCTGGCCATGTTCCTTGTTGTTTTGCTTTTAATTGACTTTTTAAATTCCATACACCACTTGCTTTGTTTAATTCTTTTACTATTACTATTCCTGAACCACCAGCTCCGCCATCACGAGCGGTTCCTGGATTACCCCCAGTATTACCTGCACCGCCTCCACCACCTCCAGTGTTTGTAGTTCCATTACTTCCTGCTGCTCCTGCTCCGCCATTACCGCCACCACCAGGGCCCCCGGAACCAGCTCCTGCAGGGTTTCCCCCACCGCCACCACCACCAGCATATACAGCACTATTAGGTGCACCTGGATAATCAGGACTTACATCTAAACCAGCACCACCATTACCACCACTTGAACTTGATCCATTAGATCCTGCAGCACTAGCTCCACCACCTCCACCTGCTCCATATGCAGGTGAAGCATCAGCTCCAGTTCCTCCAGGGTTTCCTTCAGGTGGATCATAACCTCCTGCGTTACCAGTACCTCTATCACCAGTTGGAAAGTTTCCAGATCCTCCACCAGAGCCACCTGGACTAGATGTAAAACCTCCCGGTGCTGATCCAGGATATCTTGCACCTCTTCCTCCACCTGTAGAAGTATAAGTTACTGAACAAGCAACAATAGATGAATTAGATCCATTTGTATATTGAGAACCACCTCCTCCAACAGTTATTGCTCCAGTTGCACATTTAGCAGATATCTCTAAATTTCTTAAACCACCTGCTCCACCAGCACCAGATGCTCTTGTATTAAAATCACTAGTGACATCTCTTCCACCTGCACCTCCAGCGACTATTAAAGTTTTAATTAATCTAGTTCCTGGTTGTAAAGATAAACTAGGTGTGCTTGATGTTCTAACAGTTTGAGTACACTTCCCAAAAGAAGTTTTATTTACTCTACCAATAATTCCGCCATTAGTTCTAGGCATTACTTAAGTCTCCTATTCGGACACCCAAGCTGTGCCGTTCCAATCGTATTTGGTAGGTGTTTCCGAGTCGTCGTTTGATTTAGTTGCTTCCCAACCCTTAGTGTTGTCAGCTTGATATTTTGTATCGTTCCACGAAATATTGTATGCCCAAACAACAGGTTCTTGACCATCATTAATAATAGTTGGATAAGAAATTGGTGCTTGCCAATCGTCACTAGCATCTAGTGACCAAGATTCATAAGGTTGTGGTGTAATAAATTTATTTTTAGATGCATCATATCTATAACCAATACCTGCATATTGTTTTCTAAAATTATGATTATAAGAAGTTTGTTTCCAAGTGCCGCCTCCAAAAAAGTTAACACACCATGTTTCTCCATCAACATGCATATCATTATTCTCTAGTGTTCCACCGTTTGCAGGAATGTCATTTCCTATAACCACCACTCTTTTTACAATTTGATGTGTGTCAGATGTAAAACCTGTAGGGTCTGTTTTTGATTCTAGTTCTGCAAAATGTGCCATTTTATTTCTCCTTAAAATATTTATTATATACTAATTTTAAAATCCAGTCCAGTCTCCACTTTTACGAAGATCATATACTTCGTTTAAATTCCAAATTCCGGGAGCCGTAGCGGGTTCGCTAACAGATGGTTCTTTAACAATAACTACGCCAGATCCACCTGCTCCTCCAGGAATACATGTTCCAGTTGGACTTGGTGATCCACCTGATCCTGCTCCACCACCGCCACC